CTATGGACCAGCTACCAGCCACTCCAGCCCCCACACAGCCTTCTGCTGACGCAGGTGGGCTTGAAAGGGCTGTATACATAACGGACCTCCAAGGCAACCCCATTCCAGACCCCAGACTAGCTGGTGGTACTGTCGGGCAGTTTGAAAGAAACCAAATTGAATCCGCGAGTGTGGCCGCAAACATGGCTACAGGTGCAGTTCCTTCTGGTGGTCCAAATGATGCTGTCCAAAGATTGCCTATCTTAACAGGCCCGAATCAACCCGAAGCTCGTGGAGGTATTCAACAGCTTCCTATCAAAGTAGACCCTAACCAGCCTGATACTGGTGGTATTGAGCGACTCCCCAGAATGGAGACTGGATCTACTTTTGACTTTGACAAGCCTCTGCCTAGTGGTCAAACGTCAACTACAGTTTACGAATTGCCCGGTGGTATGGCTCTTCCTGACGCTCAAAACATGAGCGGGGAAGACTTCCGTCAAGCTGTGCAACAAATGAACCCCGGCAAAGGGATGATGGATATGGTCAGAGGCTTGGCTACCGAGCCGGGACCAGCAGGTAACTATGCGAGAATTGTTCTTAGGAACGCCGGAGCAGTAGGAAACGCACCTCTTACCCCCGCACAAAAGCAACAAATTGAAGAGCAAATGACCGGAAGAATGACCGGATTGCTTATGGATCATGCTTTAGGACAAGCTAGGGGTATAGCTCAAGGCAGTAGAGCTATTGAAAAGAGGCGTGCGGCTGAAATAGCAGAACAAAAAGAAAAAGAACAAGAAGAAAAAGACGAAAGAGAAGCCATACTTCAAGAGTATCAACGTAACAGTGGACCCGGAAAAGAGTATGAAAACATACCTTTCGATGCGGCTGTTGATGCAATTAGAAAAAAGAGACAGGAAGAAAAACAGTTTATTGAAGAAGGCGAAGTTCCCGGCCAAGGCGGTGACGCTTCAATGCCACCTGCCCCTATCTACAGGGATGTAGACTACTTGCCAGCGGATGCTGATAAACAAGGGTTCTCTGTAGTACAAAGCCCCGGCCCAATGCAAGGTGATCCTAGTGCTGCTTCAGGAAGCAGGGTAACTTATACTAACCCCCAAGCTCCGCAATCAGAGCCAATACCAGCACGAGTTATTGAACTTCCTAGTGGAGAAGCTCAGGCTTTGCCTATGGTGACTATAGAACAAGCTAAGTCCTTACCAACGGATCAATCTTATTTGTTGGTTTCGGACCAATTCCCTAGCGGCAGATTAGTAGCTAAACGCGGAGCTAAACCAGAAGCCCCCGAGGAAGCACCTAGCCTTACTGCTAAAGACTTTGAAAACGCTGAAAAATCAATAATTAAACAAAGAGAAGACGAATTTAAAACTTCTGCCGAAGGAATAGAACTAGCAAATAAATTAACATTGGCTAGGGCTGAAGGCGGTGACATGAATCCTAAATACCTAGAAGCCTTATCAGAATACAACACAGCAGTAAAACAGGCTACCGGAAATGTGAGCAACGAAGATATTCAGGCTGAAGCACAGAGGGTTTTCGATAAACAAGCTGGCTTTAGAGACATGGAAAAACAGACTAAATTAAACAACGCTGATCCCGCAACTGTAAACGAGCTGTATACGACACCTGTTAGAACCAATATCAATGACGGACAGAAATACAGGCAATACGGCAAAACACAAGTGCCAACAACCAACGAAGGTGGTATTGAGTTTAACAACCCTACGACACCCGAACAGGCTCTTGCTTTAGAGTTTGACGAAGAAGGGAACCCGAGAGAACAAAGGCCCATGTACGTCAAAGGAAAAAACGCACAAACTTCAGTTGCTAACTACAAAACAGTACAAGCAAGACAGGCTGAATTTATGAATAACCCAAGTAAGAATAGTCTATCTTCTTATTTAAATGCAAAGTTCGGTTTTGGTGAAGAAAACAAAGCACTAAAATCTGCTATCGCTAAACAATATCTAGCAAAATTTTTCAATTAAGGTTTAAGAACTGATGTCACAATTCCAGTCAAACGAAGAAACACCAAACGTAACTCCCTCTACACCTGCAACACCGTCAACTCCAGAAGCACAACCAGCACCCGCCGCTCCCAGTCCTTTGCAAGTTCCACAGTCTGGATTAGAAGTTGCAGAGCAGTTCTCTCAGACTGCCTTTATCCAAGACCCAAACTCTACAGGTGACTTGGAGCTTGATTCTCTTCTTGGGATAGACCCGCCTACTGATCCTATGGCTGAATTAGAACAGCCTAGTTCTTCTGGCTTAGATGTTGACAAGACGGAAATAAAAAAGAAAAACCTTGAGCAAGCTAGGCTCGAAAACGGTATGAATGTTCCTACTAGATCGGAAGCTACTGAGCTATCTAGAATGTACGAGGAACAACATCGTGAACAGATGGAATTGGCCGCTAAAGACAAAACCTTAGTACCTGACTTTCAACAGAGACACAGAGAAGAATGGTTCAACAACCAAGGCTACCACGTTCCAGAAGCTAGGAATGAAGATGGCGAACTTCTTTCTTCAGTCGTAGATAAACGTGCTGCATCCGTATATGGGATTGATACAGGCCGTGCTGGCAAACCTAAAACTGCACTAGAAGAGCAATCAAGGCAAAGATTAAAAGGTGAGAAAGAAGAGCTTTTAGGGTTTAAGAAAGAGTTTGGAGCTAACAGAAGAACTGTTGTACCAGAGGGTGGGCTTCTCCAACAAATTCTTCCTCCCGACAGCAAACTACTAAGAGATCCTTTTATTACTGATATTTACACTGATGCTGAATGGAAAGACTTATACGAAAACGCAGTAAGCATTCAGCATTTTGAAGAACAAGCTATAAGCAGGCAACTTAGATACACAAGGGAGTTAGAGAGAGCAGAGGAGTTTGCTCGTGAAAAAGGCATAAAGAGGCCCAAAGCTGAAACTTTTACCAGCGACACAGACTTAAAAGAGTTCGATACACAGGGTTACTTAACACGTTTTATGCTTGCCTTTGGAGAAACCGCAGAAAGTTTACCCTCATACGCAAAGTGGGTAGGAATGGGTGCAGGTTCTACTCTTGGATTAGTAGATGAGGAAGAGTTTACTAATTACAACAATTACATATTTAACGCAGACGCTACGCGAAAGGCAATGCTCAAGGACTCCATCCTTGGAGCAGAGACAAACGCACATGGCAAGTTGCACAAATTCTGGGATAGTTTCGCTCACATTGCAGGGGTAATCGCTTTTGACGTTGCGACTATGGGTGCAACACGAGCAGTTGGCGGAGCGGTAAGAGGCACACAGTTTGCAACAGGTATTGCAGAAACAGCAGCACAAGTAGGCAAGAATACTAGAACAGTAACGTCGTTCATGGCTAGGCCATACTTAGGCAAAACTACTAGCCAAGCTGTCGGCAATCTAGCTGCTGCAACAGGAGGAATGATACCAAAAGCTATTGTTAGCTCTAAAGGGTTCAATACGTTCATACCTCGTTTTGTTGTTGATGGTGCTTCTTCGAGTCTGGCTTTAGCACAAGACAGGGCCACTTCCGAAAACAGAGACTTAAACGACTGGGATTATTTCAAAGCTGGTATGGATGGTGCGTTTGCAGGTTTGACTGCATACACAGTTAGCCACTTCTTGCCAGAAGCCGCAGGTAAAGTAAGCAAATCTATTTTAGACACTGCTATTGCATCTAAAATTGGCATGAGAGGAGTGCCTAGAAGTATTCCCGCAGCAATAGGAAGAACATTTTCTAGAGCAATGGCAACTGGTACTGGTGGCGGTGCTTCCTTCTCTATGTTTGAAGTAATGCACGACAGCTATCAAATGGTGCAAGGACCAGAAGAGCGTAAGAAGTTACTCAAACAGCTTCAAAGCGGCGATCTACTAGAGCGTTATCTTTCTGCATTTGCGACAGGTGTTCTGCTTAAAGCACCTGTATTAGCTTCACAGCCTATCAAAGATTTTAGGCAGTTTGACCAACAAGTAAGGCAATTTAAACAAGGCAAGGCAGAGCAAAGAGCTGGTGTTTCTGAGCTAAGAGACAGAGAGGCCATTATTACTGCGGAAGCATTTCGCAAGTTGCCTGAAAACGTAAAACTAGAGTACATGGATAAGATGTCCGAGGCATACTTAGCTGGTAGGCTTGAGGCGGTCAAAGAAGAAATATCAGCAGTACGCAACAAAGAAATAGACATCCAACTTACTGATAACCAGTTGTTTGAGATTATGGCATTTGGTGACAGACGAGGCGGTCTGGCAGCTATTTACACTGAGCCTACGAAGGGCCAAGAGATACCGTTTAGACACACAGTTGCCGCTGTAGACGCTAAAGGTAAACCAATGAAGCTATCTCCTGCGTTGCGTGCGTCAGTGAAAGATGGCGAGTTTGGCATCACTACCGCTATGGCTAGAGCAGAGCTTCAACAAAGAGGCTACACATCTGGCATAGATATGGTCAACACAGAGCGTGGTTCATGGATTAATCTATACCGAACTAGAAAACAATTTGAAGCAGAAAACAAGGCACGTAAGGAAGTTGCAGAAGCCCTTATACCTAGCAAAGAAAAACCATCTAGAAATGAAATAAAGGGCGTTCAGAATCTTATTGAAATACAAGAGATTTCTAAAGAGAACGTAGCTAAAACATCTACCGAAATCTTTTTAACCCTTCCCGTAAAACAGGCTCGTGAGGTATACCAAAGGTCGGTTGCTATTGCTATTGCACACGCACACAACATAGTCAGACCAGACTTAGCTAAAAAGATCAAAAAAGAATCTGATCGCGTCTTTAGCACCAGCGATAAGAATCTTAAGAGAACCCTTGGTAGGTCAGTTAAGAAATCTCCTGCTGTTACACGAACACTTAGTGAGTCTATGTATGAGCTTGGATATGCTCCTGAACTTTCTAAGTACGTGAACGCAGAATTAGGTATAGGCATTGGCAACTTCATTAGCTCAAACCCCAGACATTCTTCATGGATTGCTCACACTGTAAGAAGTGGCATGAATACGAAAGAAAGACCTGCTCTTTCTCGTGGTGATGTCAAAGCAATGGTCGGCCCAGTAGAAGCTGCTAAGTTAGAAAAAGGCGGATTCAATACCAAAGAAATGCGGTATCGACTAGGTAGAGCTATCTACCACGAAGTGAACAACAGGATTAACACCCCCGGTAGAGAAATAGGCAGGCGGCAAGACACAGCAGAAAGGCTTATGAACATAGATCAAAGCCTTACCCCTTCTCTTGAATCTCAGTTTGTTCAAGCACGCGGTCGTCCTAAAGCTGTAAGTGGTAGGCAGAAAGAAGGCCCAGCTACTCCTCCGGGCGAGACAGTAAGGACTTTGGCCGAAAGAAAAAAGCAACCTGAAGCTCTAGAGATTGGTTTAGAGGATTTTGCAGGTCGCCCCATATTGCATAACACTGAGAAGACTAGAGAAAATGTCAATCGCATGATTGAAGGTACTGGTCTAGAAGTACGCGAAAAGCCTACTTACGAAGGACCAAGAGAACTGCCGGGCGAAAGGCTGGACACGGTACTTAGGAACAATTTAGAAAAAGACCCTGCTAAAGAACCTTTGGGTTCAAGTAGGCGTGACCCTAATAACCCTCCTGAGAACAACCAAGAGTACAACTTAATTACTAATCTAAGCGAAAACAAAAACATGAATGACCGTGTGTTTCGTTCAGTCGAAGAACACGGCAGATTGTTTGAAGAAGTACCCACCCGAAGAGTCACAGTAGACCAAGAAGGTGGAAGTTACTCTGTTGCACAAAACGCAATCATGGAAAATGGTAGGAACAATGGGGTATCTACGGTATTTGTAGAAAACATAGGGATTCTAAAGCCAGAGAAGACCACAGAATTAACTGTAGAAGGTAAGTCTGTGCCATCAATTGACCTTAAGTCTCCACGCTCGTTTTCTATACTTCCTGATGTCCTTGTGTTGAATGAGGGTATCCAGCCAAGACAAGCTATGGCTGAACAAGCATCCCACGTAGCAAGCGTTAATACAGCAATAGCGTTTAAGAAAAACGGCGTAGAAGGTGCTTTGAGTCTTTTGGGTAACGCAAGCGATAACTTTACTGTCGTATCAGAAGTTCATTCGGTAGCTAAAATACTCGGAATGGTTGAAGGCAAAGCACAGGGTCATTTGGAGAAAGGTATTGAGATTGGCACTGAAATGCTTTCATCTCAAAAATCAGACAACCCCCGGCTTTCGACTAACGTCGCACAGTCAAGAACATTCGACACCATCCTTGAATCTATTAGTCCAGAAGCAGTCAAATCTATTGCATTAAATAATCGCCAGCCTATGGCTATGTGGGCGTTAGAACATGCCAAAGCATTTCCTGAAGTAGCTGGTTCTAGAGTTAGGTTTTTTAACCCCTCAGTAGAAAAGGCTCTTCAAGAGATAGCAGAAGGAGGAGTTGCAAGCTCAGGGCGTGCTTTCAACAATGCTATGTCTGCAATAGCTTCTATGCCAGAAAAGATGCTCAAGCACAGGAACAGCCCTAGTGGTCGATCCTTAAACGATAAAGTCAAACGAATAAAAACACAGGAAAAACTAGAAGCTGCTTTAGAAGCAACAACCCAAAAGGGCAAATTAATCCAAGATGGTAAAGAAGGTAGTTTAACTGGCGAACAATATCGTGCTGCTGTTATGGAAGCAGCCGAGGCCAGCAAAGAAAACATACCTATCTTTGAGTTGCACGATGGCAAGAAATACGTAAAAGAGAATGTAGACGCTTTCAACACCGCTTATCCGGGTTTGAAAGAAAGGCTATCTCAAGAAAGATCAAAGAACAAAGACTCTGATATTCTTCAGTTTGAACATGACGGAAACATATTCAGTGTTCATATGGCTAAAAAGGGCCAAGGAAGAGTATTTAAGGCCATCACTGTTGAAGATGCTGTCTTCGCAGACATGATGACCAACTACAAAGACATTCTTTTAGACTCCAAAGAGATATTGCTCAAGGAAAGAGTCCAAGAGATGTTGTTGGAAAATGCAGAGTCAACCTTAGTAAGTGGCAATAGGACACAAATTCCAGCAGGTGGAGGCGGCGGAGCCAAACCTCCTACCGTAGAAGCTGCTCCTGCTGGTCCAGAAGGCCCAAGTGGTAGTCGCCCCTTTGAAGCTATTGGAATAGAAGTAGATTCAGTAGGATCTACATTGAAAAGGTGGTCTACTTGGGCTTTAGACCCTCTTAACAGAATGATTGTCAATGGCAACAAAAAGGCCATTGATACTGTAGAGAAGTTACTAGAGATTGACGCTAGGACTAAAGACGACGCAGAAGCGGCCCAAGGGAAAATTAGGAGTTTATTCAAAGAACTGAAGAAGAAAGAAAACCCTAATCTACTCAAGGGACGAGGCAGAAAGACAGACGCAGAACCTCTTGTAAAAATCCTAGAGGAATACATTGATCCTACCAATGAAAAGGTTTTTCAATCACATCCGCTCATCAAACCTCTGACAGTAGCGGAAGCTAAAGCTGTGAGAGAGATGAAACTCATGATTGAGGAAAACCGCCTTGAGATAAGGGAAGAGGCGGTTAAGACTGGCCGTCTATCGTACATTTCTGAAGGCAACATGACCCGTATGGCTGATAAGGCCAACAAGAACTTTAGTGATAAAATTGAAGTTAAGGTTATGAAAAAGGGCAAGGGCAAGGTGTTTGAAGTAACTGACTTGTCCGACAAAACTGTTCAACAAATTTCTAGAGAAAACTTCCCAACTTGGATTGCAGAAAACTACGTTGCACCTATAAACCAATTTGGTAAGAAGTTCTCGTACTTCCCTCACATATTCCAAGGGGATATGAAAGCCAAGATAGAAGTCAAAGGTCTTGGCCGTGGTAAAGAAGAGCTTAGTGTAGGCATAGGACAGAGGACTACAAGCCTAAAAGAAAGCCGTACAACTATTCTAGATAACATTGAAAAGACCATTGAAACTTTCAAAGACGGTTTGAACGAGAAAGACCGAGAGAAAGTATCTTTTGACATCAAGGTTGAAGAAATAAACAGAAATACCCCACAAGAAGCCAGCTATTTGCCTACTCGTGTACGCAGGCAACTGCAACAAGCGTTGGTTAGAGAAAGCAATCTTCATAAGTCACAGGTAAACCAGATATTTGCAAGCGGTCGTATTACCTCTCAGCCAATTAAGTCCTCGTTTTACTCAAGTCTTTTAAAGAGAGAGAAGAACACGCAGGGGTATAACAAGGACGCTGAAGCTGTACTCAACATGATGTTTACCAACCACTACAAGTGGCAAAAGAGTAAACAAATGCAAGAGGCACTTAAAGACATTGACGGCAAAATGCCTAATTGGATGGCTGAATACTTGACTCAAACAGCAGAATACGCTGTGTTTGGCACTAAGAATACCAACTTCACAGAGAAGACTGGCAGCAAGTTGCTTCTTGAAAAAGTATATGGTACATCTTTGCGAAGTTTCAAGAAGTTCCAGTTCTACAGGCAGCTTTATAGGCCCGCTCAAGGTCTTATCAACTCTACACAAGCCTTTCAGGTATACCCTGTAGTTGGTCTTACTGGTCTTATTAAGTCTATTAAGGCGTACAATGGCAAAGAAGGTAAAGAGTTTAGAGAAAAATATGGTGAGTTTGGAGGCACTGGCAAGTTCTCTGACTCCGTGAACAAAACTAACGGTACAACACTACTTGAAGCAACCCACAAAGTAGGGGATAAGTTCACAAGAAAGGTCGGCTTTAAAGCCTCCTCTGAAGCAAGAAACCAAGACTTCTCTAAGTTTGCTATGTATAAGCACGCAAAAGAAGTTTTAGGAATGAGTGAAAGTAAAGCTCTAGAGTATGGAACTGTCTATGGTCAGTTCTTCACTCAGTACAGGTATGCTAGAGCTAATGACCCTGTATTCCTTCGTAGAGAAACGTCGAAGTTCTTTGGGCAATTCAAGAGATTCCAAATTAGTTCTTTAGGAATGATGGCAAGCATTTCTAGTGGAAACGTAAAAGGGTTGGAAGGTAAAACTCTTGGAGCTTTCAGTAGGTGGGCTTTGTTGAACACCGTTCTTGGTGGAGCCAAGGGAAGCACCCTTGCATTAGGACTATTTACAACCAAGCAGTTAATTGATATGGCTCTTGATGCGTTTAAAGACGACCCCGGATTTACTCCAGACCGAATATCAAACCCTGCGGGCTTGAGGAAGTGGCTTGAAGAAGATGAGCAAGGCGGCCTTTTCACAGACATGATTATGACTGGTATTCTTGCTCCTTTAGGTGCAGACGGATCCGGCACGTTCAACCTAAATAACTTTGGGTATGGCGAAACATTTGGCGAAAGATCATTAAATTGGATTCTTGGTCCTAACGTCGGAATGATTAGTAAGACAGTACAAGACTTAGCTAGAAAAGACCTAAACTTTAGATCAGTGCCTACAAGGCTTGCTGAATCTTTAATTGCCAGTGGTGCTGCTACTAAGTCGCTCAAATCCCTGTTTGAACTGGTCTACTTCTGGGACGAGTTTGACAAAGCGGATAGTCCAGATTCCATGCCAGAGTTCTTTGACGTTCCATACTTAGGAAGATTCTCCACTGCTAAATATATTGGCGGAACCACTACGTTACGTAAAGACAGAACGCGGCAGGAAGCAATCTTAAACATGCTAGGTTTTGCTACTTCAACACGCGATAGCCGAAAGAGAGACGTTATCGAATGGGGCAACGCTGTTAAAGAATGGATAGGTACACGTAAAAGCAAGATCGCTGATGCGTACAGAAAATCAGGTGGAGATTACCAAGTGTTGCGTCAAGCAGTTATGGAACACAACGAGCTTTACCCCATGATCCCAATTGATTTTGCTGATATACTTTCACAGATACGCAGAGATTCTGCTACTCTTGAACTCACTGAGCAAAAGCGAATAGAAAAACAGTACAGCCAAAAGATAGAAGACATGATCTTTGATCGTTTAGGGGAATAAGGGCTTGAGCCATTTAGAGCAAGTAACATGGAAGCTCATGCACGAGGTTGCACGAGCTAGGCATCTGCACATCCAAGATATTCTTGACGACCGCAGGGGGTACAAATACATATCCGCTCGGAGGGCTATCTGCGTGATATTGCAAGATATCTACGGGATGAAGAACAACTACACGAACGCTATGTCGTGGATGGAGCTGTCTCAGATACTTGGCAGGGCTAGAAGCTCCTGTATAGCGAGCGTAGACGCTTGGAGAGAGCGTGAGGGGAGCCAAGACCCCACATATGAGGAAGACCTACGCAAGAGCGGTGTACTGCCTCTGAGGGACAGCACAGAGAGCATAGAGCAGATGATCGAGCGTATTTCTAGGCGTAGGCCCGGCGAACGCTCATATTGGCACTCTAAAAGTAAACCATAGTTGACTAATAAAAAGACCGAGGGATGACCCATAAGAGCCACCCCCCGGCTGGGAAGAAGAGATTCTTCTGCATCAGCGTGCTTGGGCCACGCGCCACCAATCCATAGTAACGCCAGTGTCTTCAGCAGCTTCACCAAGAGTAGCAAAAATTATGCCCAGATTGATGTCTGACGGGAACGACGTTGCCGTGTTAAGGATAGTCGTTAGCAGGACTCCATCTGCATAAAACTCCATAGAGTTGTTAGCAAACTTCATTCCAATCTTAACGTAGGTGTCTGCCGTCAGTGCGACCTGATCGGCAACGCTAACCTGTGTCACGCTGTCTTTCTTGTGAACAATATCCAACTTGTCTCCATCACTTTCAAAGCGGTGGAATCCAACAAAGTTTTCGTCGGCCATTGTACCATCGGCAGCAATCGGAACAGTATTGGTATGAGCAACATCTTCAAACATTCCAATAAAAGCACCGTTTTGATCGTCAGCAATAGTTCCAAACTTCACTCTTGCTTCAAACCAAAACTTTCCTGCGTCAGTAGCAAACGTAAAAGGAGCGCCGCCTCCGCGAATGCCGCAACCTACGTTACTTGCAGAAGCGTTAATGAAAATTTCGCCACCAGTTCCAGCACCACTAGAGATTACCGCGTCAGCCCCGGTAAAAGTTGAATAGTTACCAGCTTGCGCAGCACCTTCAGCAACATTGGTAAGCGGTTCTGGGACGACAAGAAAATCGTCTTGAAAAAAGTAACCATTGCCCTTTTCAATAAACTCCCCTACAGGGCAGTCTGCCCAAATAATTGGGCTTGGAGCAGCATTGGTATCGGTAGCGTCACGATATTCAGTGTAATTTGACATTGTAATGTGTCCTTTCTACCTGTTATCAGGATTGTGAATCTGGCTCGGCAGTTGCGAGGACAAAGTTACGACGACGGTCATAGCACATAATGTTCATAGTCATATCGACATGAGTTTGGAATACTGTGTGCTGGTTGCTCGCCTTGTTTGGACCTTCCTCGCGGAGATACTCTCCACTAAGGAATGCAGGCTTGAATACGCCCCAGTTAATGCCGTAAACGGGATCGCCTGCGTAGCCTTCAAGTTGCGGAGTCCACGTTACAGGAACGCCACGGAAGAGTAGCTTTCCATCCTTAGAAGCAATGTCGTTACCAAGGTTGTCGTTCTGGGCTTCCAGAACTTCTTCCAGTGGTCCGATAACGTCGTAGTTGGTGTAATAACCAGCACGATCGCCGCCGTAAGGACTGTTTGGATGTGGTGTCATGAATTTAGTAAATGTAGCTGCCTTACGCCACTTACGAATCAGGTCAGTTGAACTGACGTTGGTGTAGGTAGCGGAGTAGTTACGCCACTGGTCGAATGTGCTGGGGTTAAGTCCACCAACATCAGCGAAGTCAGCACCACCGGGAGTAAGACCAGTAAAGCCATCGCTTGAGTTGTAAACGATCCAGTAAGGAACACCGAACATCTGCTTGTTGTCGCTGCTGTTAGCAGGACGTGACCAGAAGCGATCTTCCATGTGCTTGGCAAGATCGACCATAGCGTCATGACGACGAATCTTGACCAGATCAACGATCTGAGCAGCACCCGTGTTCATTGCAACTTCGCGTCGTTCGATCGCGTAGTTAGTAGTCATGTGTCGCCAAGGCACGGATGCCGTTTGCATAACATCTGATACGTTTACGTCATCAACCTCATACAGTCCGACATCCTTGGCTGCGCCACTGGTGCCAGTCATCACGTTCCATTGCATGCCAAAGCCTGAGCCAAAAGCAACCCGTTCCTTCTGAAGAAGGGAGGGAAGTGCAATGTATTCCTGAAGATCGTATGAAAGGTCAGTCCAACGTAGACGGCCCAGATCCTTTTGCGTAATCTTAATAAGATCAGCAATATCATCTGCTTGTAATGTAGCCATTTTTTAAGACCTCAATCAAAGTTTTCTGTGGATGAAAGATCGTTGTAACCACGGTCGATGAGGAATTGCTTCACACTATCAATTGCGTTGCTACGCGAATCTTTCGGTTTCTTATTGTCCCGAGAGTTCACCCTACTGATGAACTGGGATTTACGTTTATTCGCTGTTTCTGAGAACTGTTTTCGTGCAACCTTTGATTCAAAGTTACCGAAGACGCTTTGTACAGCCTGCTTAAATAGCCTTCGTTCACTAGGAACTCGACGTTTCTTAGCAGCGTAACCAGCTTTCATTATTTCGTATTCTTCATACGCCTTCTCGCGGTTACGTTCTTGTGTCTTAGACATTTCCTCAACATCCTCGCCGAATAACTCGGTGTAATCGTTGTCAAGCATGTCAAACAGTTTTTCCATGTTAGGAGTCTCTGGCTTCTTAGTTTTAACTAACTTAGTCAGATTCTTAACTTGCTTTCGGAGATCGGCTATCTCCGAGTCCACCCCGGCATCGTCATCAGGGTCAGCGAATGGGTCGTCAAAATCGTCGTCAGCAGTTTCGCTACTTTCTTCACTGACGGTTTCTGTTTGCGTCCTATCAAGGATTTGCAAAACAGCAGCAATGTTTTCCTCGGACCCGAGTTCTTCGATCTCTTTTGAGGTCAGGCCATAACCAATAGCCTCTTCGATGACATCTAGTGGCAACCCTGCTGCGGGTTCCGGCGTGTCTTCGGCTACAACTTCTTCAACTTCGTCTGGCACATCTTCGGTTTCTTCATGCGATTGTGCAATCATTCCACCATCTACTGGCTCTGCAAAGTCGAGTTCGTCTTGTTTCTCTTTATCTTCTGCCATTTTAATCTCCGTAACCGCCGTTGCGGTCGTGCATTCCCATAGCTTTTAAGTATTTAGCTCTGTGCTGGCGGCTAGTAAAAATAGCTTGACCAGTTTCAGAGCAGAAATCAGTTGGAACCCCACGCGAAGAAGCATTGTCATAAAACTCCTTTGCTTGGGAAGGATGGCAACCAGCCGCATCGCTTTTCATAGGCCATGCAGCACAACTGCCTTGCATACCACTCATCTCTGACTGGTAATCTCTTGTGTACTCTTCACCATCTAAAACAATCACATCACCCTGTTGCTTTTCTTCCATCTCAGAAATGGACATAAACAAAGAAGTGATCTGGTTAGTTTTAGTATTTTTGTAAATGTAAGTCGGCATCAATACCTTCTAGCTTTTTTCGTTGTACTCTTAGCCATTTTTTTCTTAGGGCAAGAACCAGCCATTTTTTTAGCTTTTTTAGGTGGTCGCCCTTTTTTGTTTCCGTATGTACCTTTACCCATTGGCATAATGTAATCCTTTCTAAATTAACAGTTCCATCGTCGCCTAGCAGCACAAATCCTTTTCTCAGGAGTCTTGCTGCAATCAATGTTGAAGTCGTTCATCTGACCCTTGGAACGGGCACAGTAAGATTTTCTACGTGCAGCCCTTTTACCTGTAGGCTTCTTTTCGGTCACAGCAGTCTTTAGTTTACTACCGGGATTCTGCCTTCGGTACTTAGCAACACCCTTGGCTGTCATACCAGCACCAGCTTTAGTCGGCCTTTTGTCGCCAGACTTGATGCTCATGCCTTTCATGCCGCTGCCTTTTTTACGTTTAGCCATTACTTCGCTTTCTTTTTTTTGCCACGCCAAGAAACTCTAGCTGGACCCTTTTTAGCTGCTGTGCCTTTTTTAGTACATTGTGCTTTAGTCGGTCTGCAAGCGGGGTAAGGACGTTTGCTGTTAGTAGCAGACTTACGACCACATGGCTTCCCGGTCTTGCAGTCAATCCAGCCTTTGCCTTTGTTTCGGCCAAACCAAGTTCTCAAACCTTCTTTAGCCATTACTTTTTAGCCTTTGGTTTAGTATGACCATAGCCCTTTTTCTTTAGAGCTAAGTGGGCTGAGTAGGTGTTAGCTTTTACGCCTTTGCCTGCTTTGGAATACATCATGTGTGGTTTAAATGTTTTCTTTTTAGCCATTACTTCTTTTTCTTTCCGCCAGTGCCCCAGTTTTTAGCACCAACTTTACGGCATCTGACTAACGCTCCACTTGCATATGCTGAAGGCCACTTTTTATAACGAGACTTTACTTTGCTGTAGCAAGCGTCTCTTTTTGCTGTTTTCTTTTTAGCCATTAACCAGCAGCTCCGTCACTTGTACCGTCTGCAATGCCACTGGTTATGTTGCTAAGTCCAGTATCCAAACTACTAGTTACAGACTTATAAGAAGCGAGAGTACCAATTGCCACGGTCGATACGACCAAGGCCATTTCAATTGATTCGCCGCCCTTTTCGTCTTTGAACAATCGCTTAATAAAATCCATGTCAACCTTTCGTTTGGTTTTTTACAATGCTGTACATTTTGTCGTTATGTGCGTCCACTTTGTTCATCAAGTAAGAAATGTCATGCTTGGTTTGGGATTCCATCCCTTTTAATGTACTTTTTAAATTCTGTAATTCTTTTTCTTGGTCAGTTACTTTGTGACTTACTTTCCAAACAAATCCAATAAGAGCAAATACCGCACTACTAACTACGGTAATTGCAATATCTAAAAATTGAGACTCCAAGTCCACAATGGCCCCCTTTGCACCTTTGTCCTACGAGTCTCTGTCTCCCCAAACATATTATTCACCCTCTGCCGCTGCCGCAGCGATCTGATTATCGCCACCGCCCCCAAGAAGAGCCTGTGTCATCGCGTTATCTCTTCCAGCCCTTGTGCCACCCATAGCTACGTTTTCTCTTACGTAGCGTCGTTCGGTTACTGGAGCCTTGGTAGGACCAGCTTGTCCTTGTGACATTTCCTTGATCTGTTCCATCTCTGCAAAGTCAGCGATCTTAAGGATGTCTGCAATCTCACTTGTGTGTGAGTACTTGGACATAATCTCAAGGTAACGCTCCATGTCAGGAACAATGCCTCGTTGTTGCAACTGTTGTGACATTGGCATAATGATTTGCATCATTGTGTCGTTAATAGTCTGCAACCTTTCACCCGGACTACGTGATTGCAACGAGTATGGTGCAATGTCGATTGCATAATCAAGTAAGTCGCCTTCACGGATGTCTGGATCAAAGTCAACCTTGACTGACATATCTGTGTTAGGAATATCTCTGTAGACCCGAGTTGATGGAACGGGGTCATAGAAGATATAGTCAGCCATAGACTCCATAACTTTTCGCACAGCGTTAGTTGTACGTGCCTGCATGTCGTCAATACGCACTGATGCAGACTGTTTAAGTAATGAGTCATGCTTACCGCTCTTTGCACTAGGGGCTAGGCCGCCAAGTGAGTCTAGGTTTCCGCCTAGATAAGAGAACAAGTCTTTAAGCTGAATCATAAAGGCGAGTGAACCTGAGTCAACGCCGCCAAACTTCATTTCTTTTGTAGACTCTGGTCTATCAGAAAGAATAGTGTCGCCATCATTCGAGTTTACTACTCGACGACCGTCTTCTTCTGCACCACCAGCAACAATAGTGAGCGTTTTCTGTCGCTCTGCTTGTCTACCTAACTTGCGGAACACTCTATTGACTAGATCATGTAAGTCAGTGAGCAAACCAGCGGGCGAGATAGGCATGATATTGCCGGGTACGTCTATGTAAGAAAGCAGATGGTACGGTCCAATCTCTGGACCATCCCAATCAACCACCTTGAGGGGTTCAGTGTTTAAGAATCCGCCGCCATGATCGTCTGCTTGCATAGTAACGATCACGTTTTCATACGGAAGCCAAACATCCCACAACTCAATGATGGGCATATACTGTTCCGTGCCCATTGTCTCGCCGCCTGTTTGCAAAGAGGTGACTCGTTCATCACCTTGTTCATTGGTTGAGCGAACATATGGGTTAGGAACTAATTCTTTCTTCCCGAAAAGTTTCATTTCCATAGCTAAGTCGTATGGTAATGAGTACCTATTGCCACAAAACTGGATTTGATCCCAACGTTTTGCAGTCATATCGAACACAAAGTCATCAAAATCTACATTATCGCAAAAGACTTGGCCCACATCGTGGGTAAATCCGTCGATTTCGCCAGTTCTACCAGCACCAAGTCCGGTTTTCACAATACCAAGACCAAACATCGCATCCAAAACCCACTTTTGTAGTGTGGCTTCAAAGTCAATTTCATCAAGGGTATTGTTAATCACCGCCTCAAAGTCGGCTGCCTCTGCTTTGAGTTGATTGTTCTTAGTCTTAACAAGTATCTGCGGTCTGTTAGCTGCTACTTGTCGTCGGTAAATGTTTATAGCCATCTCAAGTAAGTTAATAGGCACTTTGTCTGTAGCACCATTTTCGCTATAGCTTGTGCCAACGTATTGACGTACTTGTTGAAGTCTGTTTTCTCTAAATGGCAGCATCTTTCGTCGGCTATATTCCATAGCTGAAGAAAGGCGGCTCATTTTATCTTTCATATAATCTGACATTACCAGTATTCCACTTGCTTGTTACGTCTATCGGTGTATTCTCTGCGGTACGCAAGTGAACCTTCGGCAATGACCTTTTCTTTCGCTGGTTGCGATGAGGACTTTAATTTCATCGCAAGGCATAGTAGAGCGTCAGCGGTAGGGCGATCGCCATGATTCTCGCGCGCGCCACTAGGGTCCATCGAAGAGTTCGTTTTCGAGTGTTGTATCCATCCATGTTGCGTGTATACAATTTCACGACATTCACTAAGAGCTTCTTTGCTCTTATTTAAAAATCGACCTTCTGTGAGTGCGTCCCGGTACTCAGCGTAGATCGCTCGTTTGTTATCTTTGGTAGGCCACCACCCCGGTATGCGAGAGCCACTGCCCCTTTTTAACTTATTATCGTCCTGTTTGCAATAAAAGTTCCGATAACCTGCCTCAATTACTGAATCTCCAAAGTTTCTTCCGGGTCCGGGAGCTTCCCAGACCATGAACGCCCCCCTCTGCGTGGGGCCAGAAAACCACTTTCCTAGTGCAACGGCCAGACGACCTAATTCTTCCGGTCTAATTTTACTATTTACATATTCTGCAACTTTTTCTCCTGTCTGACAGTCGCCCACAGAAATTACCGAGTTGCTGCTGCCCGTCCCGGTCGCAATGTCCACGCCGATCGCGTAGTTGTGGTCGGTCGGAGCCTTCATAGTTTGGCCGGGATTAAACCAGACCCGGAGCTTCCCGTTCTTTATCTCGTCAAAAGCCATAGGCATAAGACCTTCGGAGTGGTATCGAAGGTCGCCGACTTTCATCGGTGGAGATGTATGTTCAAGAATAAGTCGGTTAATTAACTTGGTGTCGAAGAACTGGTAGTCGGAGCCAGCAAAGTCAATGTCTAACTCTTGTGCGATCTCTTGGCTATGCGCGCACCGTTTACATTCTGCGTCATACCAAGG